TGCTTTGCTTCTAGTTGTTGCTGGTGATTTCATGGTTTTGCAGTTTATTTAGTTAGTAAATGTTTATGTTTTAACGGAATGGACAATTTTGTTCTTCAATAATTTCATCAATCTTCCACATTACTTGTCTGTCAATCATTTCTAGTATATCTTTTTTTCTTAATCCAATCCATCCATCGCCTTCAGCGTAGGAATCATTAATGTGTATTGAGTAGCAAAATCCACCTTCTTCATATCCCTCTACCAATACCGTAACTTTATGGTTTTTATAAGTTCCGTTTGCTTCGTAACTACCTTGGCAAGATTTTTTGAATTTAAGTTTCATATCGTTTAGTTGTTTTGTTTTTATTGATATGTAAATATACGCAAACATCGCGAAAGAAAAAAATATTTTCACAAAAAAAGTGCAAAAAAAAAGAGCCTTATTTCTAAAGCCCTTTATCTACAATACTTGTAGCTATATAAAAAAGTGTGTGAGTCTTGCTACCTGACCGAAGTCTGATGAATGTACGAATGCTTCTACAGCAGTAGGAGTACCAACGTAGCCTTTTCTAGCGTGCCATGAGTCTGCAGCACTAGGAGATCTTAAGTATTCTACTGTTACGCCAATAAAGTCCTTAGCGTCTCTCCATTTGTATTTGATCTTATGGTGTAAGTGATGTAAGTACCAGTATCTATATTTAGCTCTACCCCATTCTTCTGGTTTTTCTTGTGCCATAATCAAAGGTAGGTTATCCATTTTAGCACCATCTCCGTGTTCCAATCCTATAAGATTGTTACCATATTCATAATACTTACGATGACGTGCTGAAGCATCTACAGTTACTGACTTGTCTTTTCTGAACCAAGCCTTTAGTGCTTGTGCCAAGTGAAAGCCACTTTGGTAATCATGGTTACTCATAGAATGCACGCAATCTACTGGTGCAATTTCCCTTAATCTTTCTACGCATCTAACATATAACTCCAACGCTATTTCAAAATGTTCCCACCACATCCCGTCTACGTCCTGCTGAGTACCTTTAGTAGTTTTATTATAAACATTATCTACGTGTAGTACATCGTTACCAATACAGAACAATATTCTTTCAACATTAAAGCCTTTAGCTTTTTCTATCAAACCTTCGATACCTTCAACTACTCTAGATACTGCTATCATTCGATCGTATTGCTCTCCAGTTTCGTCAACAGCACAATATTTACCAATATGAATGTCAGCAGGGTTTATAACGAGAAGATGTCCTGTTTTGCTGTAATTACTATAGTTAACTCTATCGTACTTAGGAGCTCTTTTCTCAAGAAACTCTTTAAGCTTGCCAACTACGTAATCACTATTTAGCTTGTCATTGTCTTTAGTAACAATAGAGAACCTATATTCTCCATTAGCTGCTTGCCAATGCTTTACACTTACAACGTCATCTTTGTGAATACCCCTTTCTGATAGATGAGCATCTAAAAGAGTATTGTCGTTTATGTTGTCTATGGTTTTTGCTCGATGTTGTTCAATGAGCTCTACCTCCTCGTCTTTGAGTCGATATCTATTGTCCTTCATAATTTAGCTTTTAGTTTAACTTCAACTAAAATAAAAAAAATTAACTTTATAGACTTGGTATTGTTTATAAATGCTACTTTTTCTCAAATACAGAGAAGCATAATGGTAATACAGCTATAAAAGCTAAGATCAAAGAATTAGTGGTAATGCCGTTGACTTCCATGTCTATCACACAAGCCATAGCTAGCACACCAGAAACGGTGCGTCTGCTACTCCACTTTCCTTTGTGATCTTTAAATAGTTGTGGAATTATTGGCAAGATCCCTTTTGTCAAAAAGGCCTTAATCATTTACTTTATTTTTTTTGTCCTTAATAAAGTAGTTAACGAAGTCATCTAAGTAACCAAAGATCTTGTTGTCTTTTTCAGTAGGAGTTACGTTAGCTAGTACTTTAAAAAATGCCATTGCTCCGATTAGCAATTCAGCCCAGTTTGATTTCAAAATCTCAATCATAATAAGTATTTATTTCAATGAATATAAATGGTAAGTACAAAGCGTGTTTGTAACCGTTCTCGTATTTACCCGACCATAAGCCAACTAGAACGCCAGTGTAGTAGCCAAATCCTAAATCCCAACCTGTCATATTAGTAAGTCCAAATTACACAATCAGCAAGCTCTTCATCTACATCAGCGTGTATAAATGTACTGTGAATACCTATCCTTGTAAACCCAACATCTAACAAAGCTTGTACTATTTTAAATCTATGGTAGGAATTTTCACAATGTATATCAACGGCATTACCTCTCAAGTGAGCAGACTTTTTAGAGCCACCTTCTCTATCGTTTGTTTCTTTATCCCTATAAGAAGAGGTAATAAAGAAAGATACTTCAGCAATACCTCTAGCTAAATCTAGTTTCTTTATTAGTTCAGGGTTCATAAGATCAAAGCACTGAACGTCATTGCATTTAAACTCACTTTTAGAGAAGTACTTCATTTAATTAATCTTTGCACATTGTATACTAACGCCGTAACCAAGACTAACGTCGTCAATATTGCATCAAAGTCTGCAAAGGTAACACCTATGGCAGCAGCATTAATGCTATTTAGTTCTATCAAGTCGCTTTTCATCCTTTAGTTTTCTTAAATACACCTTTAGCTTTTTTATATTATGTAGCTTTGGTCTGTATTTCATATTTTTATACCTGTAAAGTAAGCATTTTTTATTGGTTCAATCTCATCATCATTATTCGTTGTGTATTCTGGGAAAAGTGATGAATTATAACACAAGTACTCTACAATTCTTTGTCCGTAAAACTCTGCAGTATCTCTTTCTTTTTGCACTAAGTAATTTACATCTTCTCGGCTTGCCGCGTTACCATTTTCACTATTTTTTTGGGTAATGCTACCGTTCTTTATTTGGTATGATATAAATGGTAATGCTTCAACTAAAGCGTAATGCACTAGGCAGTCCTGAACGTAATCGTCGACAAGTGTTTTATATACACCATCAAGATCACGGTCATTTATATCGGTACTTATTTTGTTGTACAAACGAGTTCCAAGAATCATTTGCAAATGTTTATCTTGAGCTATCTTTAAAAAAGGTAACAAAAATGCAGTATCAACGTTGTAATTGATAGCTGTGCAATTTTTTAATTTATCTTCGTTTACAAATAATGCTGCCATTGTTTATTAATTTAGTCGTCCTTTATTAGGTGTATCAATCATTGCTTTAGCCTCTTCACCTTTTTGCTTCACATAAGGATTGTTACCTACACGTTTGTCGTTTTCTAAGCCTTCGTTAGGTAAGAACCTTCCTTTATTATTCTTTTTTCTAAAGTATATTCTTCTAAGCCAACCATGGTGGCAATTAACGCCTCCTTTGTATTTGAACAAATTATAGGTATTTTTTCCTTTTGGAGCAAATTCTGAGTTTATGCCGTCTTTACCCATTTTGATAATATCCTCATACCGGTACTCTATTCCGCTTGATGATAATTCTATCATTCTACTACAGAAACGTCTTGAGGATGATTTAGACTCTTTTCTAGAAGTCTTAGAATAAACATATCTTACCTTATATAAACCAGTGTCTCCCCATCTAGACTTTTCATCTGGATTAGCATCTGATTTTGTAGGATTAGCGAATTGGTGAAAACCATCCTTAGTAGTATCAACCTCTTCTTCACTTATTAATTCCCATTCATCATTATCGTTTTCTTCTCCAACTAATTCTAAGTAGTCTAACAGATCATCGCCTTGATCATCTGATAAAAAAGGTCTTTCGTCTTTAAAGTTAGAAGAACATTCACATTTACCTTTTTTCTTTTTACAACCAGGTTTACATTTATAAAAGTCTTCTTCTACATTCTTTATTTCTTCTACCTTTCTTTTTGACCAAGTAAACCCAGCGTCTCCACCCCAAAGTAGCCAAGCTATTTTACCAGCACTTGGGTAGCCATCGTCTCCTACTTTGTAGCCTTGTCCTCCTTTAGTAGATTTCTCATGTCTGCTAAAAAATGAGTACATTCTTTTGATAGTACTTAAGCTTAAATTTTTACCGTTAGATATATCTCTAGCTCTAGCAACTCCAACAGCAGTACCTCCTCTACCAAACTCTCTTCTTAGTTCCAGTCCTCTCTTAGCCTCAGAGATCATTCCACTAGTTGGCTTAGTATCTATGTCTTTTAAGTCTTTGAATTCACTAAACTCACTGTATTGATCAATCCCAGTCTCTATCTCTTTCTCATCAGCATCAAGACCTTCGGTTTCTATAAATTCTATTGGTTGTAAAGTCTTAAAGTATGTGTTTAAAATAATACCGTTAACAAGCAGCACTTCGTTTATAGCATCAAGTATCATATTTTGATATGGCCGTATAACTGTGTTGTCCCATAATTGAGAAGCAGTCTTTATTTCGTCAGCGTTGTTTCCTAAACCTGTGCTGTCTTTTATACCAAACAAAATAGGACTAGTTACTTTGTGACCTATTAAGATCTTACGTGTAGCCTCTTCGCTTAAAAACTTGTATTGTTCACTAGCTTCTGATATTGGTAAACTATCAATAGTAGTTGCGTTTGTAGTATCATCGTTAAATGATATAAGCCACTTTTTACCTTTAGTACCTTGAAGCTTTTGCATCACTTTATTCTCGATATGATTTTGCTCATCTTCAGTTGGTTGACCATTGTTGAAGTTGATCATCATCGTAGGAGCGAAGCCATTTTGAATATTAGATAAATGGTATGTACCAATTTCTTCGTCTATCTCTGCCCATTGCAAACATCCAGCGTAATCAACAGGTGAAAAGTAAAAGTAACCTGAAGCATAAGGTTTTATAACCAATACTTGCGATGTATCTCCTTTTTCACCAGTAAACGTTTCGATGCGTTTAGGTGCATATCTTTCTTTTCTATATTGACTCCAATCATCGGAGTAGTAGTATGCCTGGATTTCACCTTCTATAGATTTCTCAGGCCTTAAGTTTTGCATAGGTATATGCTTTGCCTTAAGTATTTGAGTTCTACCTTTATTCCAAACAATGTTAAACGCACCTTGACCTAATAACTTAAGATCATGAGATACACGCTTTAAATCGTTTGGTTTAAATATAGTCTTCATCTTAGCGTGATCTAAAGGCTTTTTGTTTTCGTCAGTACACGATAAACCTTCGCCATATATTTGATCACTAACAGACGATATAATTGCGTTATTCACAGCACTACCATTGTATCTGTCAATCAAATACTCAAAGTAGTTATTGTCATCACCGTAAGATACCCACTCCTTAGAGTTAGACTCTTTTGCTTTTGGTGATTTCTCAGCCGCTAAATTTATTATTCTTAAGCTCATATTTTTAAGTATACTTCGTTTGTTGAATCTGCGTCTTTTTGTTTTACGTATTCAGGTTGACCTATTCCCTGTACAAATAATTTACCTTCTTCTCTTAAACCAAGAATAGAGTCATCGTAAATATCTGTGTTATTTTTGCTTGTTTGCTCGTATATTTTGTACTTATAAAAAGCGTTATCATCAAAAGCAAACATAGGTGTTGAGCCTGTTCGGAAAGTTGCACTAGCTACAAGTGTAGCTGTTAGGTCATAAGTTGTTCCTTTAAACCTAGCCCCATAAGCGTAAATAGCATCTCCTTTTTGTGGGTCACGTGCAGTACTTGTATTGTCCCAAAATATTAATGGCTCAAAACCTAAAACCAAAGAGCCAGTAACACCTATATCAGTATAAGTATCTACAAATTGCCATTGATCAGTGTATATAAATATAGTCTCTTGAGGGTATTGCACAGAAGTACCAGAGTAAAACCTTAATCTTCCTCTACTTCCTATTGTGTTACCTTCTCCTTTTACCCACATTCCAAACCTCCATTCCCCAGTACCTGGAACGTTCGTTATTGTTTGGGTTATAAGATTAAAATTAGAAACACCATCGTAAGTTATTCTGTCAGCTATTTTAAACCCATTGTTTGATAAAGCTACGTTGTTACTTATATCAAGGTTGCTTATGTTTTCCCAACTAAAAAAATCGTTAGGATAGTCTATTAAATTATCGTTGTAAGAGTTGTGTAAGTTACCGAATGTAGAGCTAGATAATTCATATCTAGTTTTCATATTCCTATTAAAAGGTGCTGCGTTTTCTTGTCTATCTGAAGCTAAAAAGTCAGGAAAGTCATAATCAAATTTAATATCATCACCATTTAAAGTGTAGTCCCATAGTTGAAAGTCTTTAAGTTCACCAAATAAACTTCTTCCTGATACAGCTAAATTGGTTCCTAAAAAGTACCTATCAAAGTTAGACCAATACAAAGTAAAATCGATAGATGTATTACCAATGTGTTCACCATCTATATAGCATTTAATCTTACTAGCAGTGCTACCATTATTCTTTTGAGTTAACACCAATCTGTGCCAATTACCATCATCAACTTTAACACTATCAAATACGTGAACCTTATTAAGTATTGATTTACTTCTATATAACCATCAGCGTTAATCACACAAATAAACTCAGACGGAGTTGTTAATTGTCTAAGGTACATCAAAGTTTTTATGTCACTGTTTCCAGTGTTGTACTTATGTTTAAACCATAAACACATACTCCAATTATCACCAGTTGTTAGTAAGTAAGGAAGGTGATCCATATACACAGCACCAGAAGAAGAGAAATTTGTGTAAGTAACTTCATCTAAACTACAAGCTACTGATCTATTTGTAACAGCTCCTTTAGTGATTACCTTAGCAACTTTTCTTTTTGTTTGCTCGTTTTCAACCTCCATTAGGTAGTAATTGCTATTAGCATCATCACTAACTGAAGTTAGGCTAGGGTATATTGTCTTTGATGTCTCAGATTGTACCTTAATCATCTTTGTTGATTTGATATATTAATAAATAGAGAATAGTACAAGTTGTTTTAGAAGTAAAAAAAAAGCACCCTTTCGAGTGCCTTTAATTATTTTATTAATAACATTATACTATCAAGATCCGTCGTCGATAGTTGGTGGATTAGTTGTTAACCCTTGGAAAACATCTTCATTTGCAGAATCAGCTGCTACAACAGCAATAGCTGCTGCTTTTTCTCTTCCTGTAAAAGTAAGATTGTAACCGCTCATATCGCCAAATGCTTGACCTCTACCAACGTTACCAGCTGTAACAGTCATACCATTGTATGCTCCAGCTAGGTATAAGTCACCGTTACCAGTAACCTCGTTTATGTTATTATCTTCTACAAAGACTTGAAAGCGTCCTTGTACTAATTCTTTTAATGCTTTTAAAGCCGTAATTGATAGATTAGGTAATGCTAGCGTTAGCACTTGCTCGTAAAACACTGTACCATTTTCTTCAGAAACTGTTACTGTTTCATCGAAAGTTGAGCTCTGTGGATTTAAAGCGTATTGATATGCTGTACTTGCTGTGCCTAATGCTGTCAATTGGCCGTCTGTTCCGATAACCAGGGTTCCAGCAGCTCCATTATTGACAAAGTATACATTTCGTATACCTCCAATAGCGGTTCTACATTCTAGCCCTCTACCATCTTGTAATAAACATGCCATATTGAATAGGTTTAAAAAGTAGGAGGTGTTACCCTCCCACTAAATTATTAATTATGCAGAGTAAAGTGCAATATCTTCAGATACAGCGTAACCAACTCCAGCGTTGTATTTCATAACCATTCTAACATTGTCAGAACCATC